ACACCAGACGCCGTATTCGTGACGGTTTCCCCCTCACTCCCGGCCTGCGCGCTGTCGTTCGTCGTCGTGCCGACGATGCCCGCAGTGCTCGACGGTGTGATCGTGCTCGTCGCCTGAAGCGTGGTGAACTTGCCAGCAAGCGGGGTCGTGACACCCACCGTCGCATTGTTGATCGTGCCGCCCGAGATCGTCGGCGTATTGATCGTGGCCGATCCGATCGTCGGCGACGTGCCGAACACTGCTGCGCCGCTGCCCGTTTCATCCGACAGCACACCTGCCAGTTGCGCCGAAGTGGTAGCGGCGAACTGCGACAGGTTGCCGGTCGTCAGCGCGATACCTGTAGCGCACGAGAAGCCGGTCGACGTGGTGTAGCGCAACGCGTTATTGCTGCCGCTGCAACTCGGCATTGCTACTGCCGTCGGCGATGCGCTCGACGCAGTGACGTTCGCAACGACCGTGTTCGCGGCCTGCGCCGCAAGGGCCGCTGCCGTGACATTCCCCCATGCCGGCGCAGTGCTCGGCCCGGTCGACACAATCGCCTGACCGCTCGTCGAGCCGGCCGGGTTCAGCAACTGGACCGGGTTGAGCGTTGCGGCGTTGACGCCGAAGGAAAGCGCCGCGAACAGCGCCGAGAGAAGAATTCTTTTCATTGCGATCCCCCGCCGATGGTATTGCCAGTGCCAGTATTTGTTACGCCCACCGAACAACCCAGGTAAGCATTCGATTGAACATTAACTTTGGTTGAAGTCGTGTCTAACGTAATGGCATTGGTTAGCGTTACAAAAATGTTGCCTGTGATAACGCCACCTGAGATTGCCCCACCAATGGAGTTCTTCAAATAAATTCCTAGGGTATTCAGCCCAACCGAGGGACCGCCAAACTGATTCCCCACGATCTGGAAATTGCTGTAGTTATCGGCAGTGAGGCCGCGTGTGTTGTTCTGTTGCAGGATGATCAGATTCCCAAACACACACAGACCCGGCACCGGCTGATTCAACTGCATACCCGCAGTTGCGCAGTTAATCTGGCAATTAGATACGGTTAATTGATCCTGACCGCCGGCGCCAATGGGGCATTGGATGCCAATCTGGCCGCCAAAGTTACACTGCGATACCGCAACACCTTGATACCAGTCGCCATACACGATACCGATATTCGTATTCGTGAACACGCAATTCACGAAATTCGCAACGACTCCCTGGCAACCCGCGTTCAAGCCGCGGAGTACCACACCGATACCTTGGGTACTAGTTGAATTCGCGAATACCACGCAGTTTGTGATGTTCACCATCGACACAGCAAACACGTCAATTGCGCGTGCCCATACGTAGCTAACTACGTAGCCGTCACTGCCTCTAAAAGTCAGGTTTGTGAAATCGTTGAGATTCGAAACGGCCGGATTCGGGATAGACGTTGCCGTCTGGTTCAGGAAGATCGCTGTTGCGGTGTTGGTGGTCCCGCAGGTAAAAGCCATGTCCCTGATATGGACGCCATTAAAAGCACCGAGATAATTAAATTGCATCCCAATGGTTGCAGTGGGCCAGCACAGTTCAGTGGTGTCGGGACCGGCGCCCGTTATTACGATCGTTGCTCCCGCATTCGGGAACGTATAGGTGATCTGCGAATTGAAGATGTACTTTCCCGGAGGAAAGTGGATGATCACCCGGCCGACGTACTGATCGGCCGCCGCCAGCGCGGCATTAAGAGCAGCGGTGTTGTCCGTTACGCCATCATTCTTGCCACCGAAGGCAAGGATGTTGAGGGCCGTAATACCGCGCACAAATTCGGAAGTCACCAGCTTCGTGGACTTGTCCGTCAATAGCGGCGTAACCGACGTTGGCGCGTTAGCGAACGCTGCGTTTCCGTGGACGTTCAGATCCGGAACATCGAATACCGTGCTCATACCGCGTACCCCGCCGCGTTGTGCCAGATAACCGGCGAGAGTTGATGGACCCAAACCGGCTGGCCGAGATCTGTGTCGTAATACCCCTGCCCGATCTTTACCGGTGCCGGGCGGAACGCAGTTGGACCATAAGCGTCGGCGAGCTGGGCCGGGCCGACGGACCCGATACCGGGCTGATTGATCGACAGCGTGGTGCCGCTTTTAACGAAGACCTTCTGGACACCGACGGGAATAGGGGCGGTGAAGGTGAGCACCGAGCCGACGAGCGACAGGATCTGATCCTTGCCCTGATACGTGCCGTCGAAATCGACCCATATGTTTGAGACGGGGCCGGGCGCGCGGCTCAGATTGAGCGCGGCTGTCGTGCCGGGCGTGAAATCCACACCGGCTGTGAACACGTCGTCGCGCAGATCGCCCGCGCCGACGGACGCAGGAATGGGCAGCAGCGTGACGTTGCCTGCCGAGTCGAAGCCCAGGATCATGCCGGCGCGCGCGGCGGCCGGCGGGAGAACAGGTGATGTGTTTTCCGCTTCTGTTACGACGATCGCGCGGCCGGCAACTTCGGCCACCTGCTGGATCTGGATCGTCGCGCGGTCGACCATGTCTTCGATGGTCTGCGGATAGAAGCCGCCCTGATTGGTCAGGTCGGTTTCCTGATCGAGTGGCAATGAACCCAGCTCGACCAGCTGATACCCGATCTGCAACGGTGGCACCGCGTTGATCGGGTAGGTGACCGTGCCGCCGGGCGTGTTGTTCTGGTCGACGTTAAGGGCTACCGAGTAATCAGAATCGAGCACGAGCGTCGTCGACGCGCCAACCGGATTGATGACGATAACCTTGATGTCCGTTTTCGCGAACACTTTGAACGTGAACGGAAATGTGGTGACAACGCCATTTCCCGAGAACGGCCCTGCTTTGCGCGTTGTACTGGAAACAGTCATCCGTGCACCCCTTTGAGATGCACGGATTTTCCAGTTGAAACAACGGGGTAAGTGAACGTTAGTGCTTAGGCGCACGCCCCAGCGCTACGCCTTCGGCCAGGTCGAGCGGCCCTTGTGGGCGCTGCTTGCCGCTCGCTACGTCGGCCAGATACTGTGCCGAGCCGCCGGCCTGGCCAAGCCCCGGAATGTGCAGGCCCATGCCTGCGGCGTTCGCGATGTCTTTGATCGGCGCATTGACGTGCTGACCGGTCGCCAGCTTGACGACATCTTGCCCCGCGCTGACGAGCGTATTGAGGAACGACTCGACGCCAACCTGGCCCGCGTGGCTGTAGCCTTCGACCATCGCCGCGGCGTCGCGCACAAACGGGACCATGCCGGCCACTTCAATCGCAATCGACTTGGCGATCCAGTGCGCCCAGCCATCCTTGTCGCTCGGCGGCCCTTCGGTCAGGTAGCCGGCCCATATCGCCGGCACGATCAGCGCCATGAAGCCGCGCGCGAGCGTTTGCGGGTTGCTGATACCGGCGGTGCGCAACTTGTCGGCGATGTCGGCCGCCTGACCATAGCTGTTGTTCATAAAGCCGTACAGCGTCGTGAACATCTTCACGGCTTCGGAACTGTTGTTGATCACCATCGAGCGGGCCGACGTGATGTTGCTGCCGTGCGCTTCGCGCACGACCTTGCTCGCGTAGGCGACGGCCTGTTCTTCGGTCATCGGCTCGCCAGTGCCGCCCATATTCTTTGGGATGCCGACGGTGACAGCGCGGTCGTACGCGGCCCACGCAGTCGGCACGGCCGTCATCATGTCGGACCACGCGACAGCGGCGTGGCCGAACCGCTCGGCCTTGCTGATCTTGCTTTCGGGCTCGAACAGGTTCGCCGACATCGCGCGGAAGTCGCGATCCTGCTGCAGCAGTCGCGCGCGGATCTCGGGGAATTTCTCCTGTGCGCCGCGGATCTCGGCGGCGTAGTTTGTGCCCATCGCCGCGAAGCGCTGCGCGAGGAACTTCTCGCCGCCCCCGGTGAAGTATCCGCCCGTCTTGATCGCGGCCGAGCCGCCGTGTTTCAGCACGGTCGAGATGCGGAACGCGATGCCGTTGATCACCAGCCCGGTGCGCGAATACTGCAGGATCTTGCCCAAGGCGCCCACTTCGCGGTCCTGGTTGTCGGCGTTTGCGACCTTACCTAACCACTCCTGCAGCGAGCGGTACGCTTCCGGCCCGTACGTCTTCTGGAACTGCCGGCGGAAATCGCCATTCGTGATGATCTTGTGCACGTCGATCAGCGCCTCGCGGTATGCGAGATCGTGAATCGATTCGGTCATCGTGCTCGGGATTGTGTGGAAGTCGAGATCCACCACGTCGGTATAGCCCTGGTTCCGCGCGTTCAGCGAACCGTTGGTCGTCGTGTCGGGGCGATAGTACGACTTGCCGAACAGACCCTCGCCCGGGTCGATCGCACGGCCAGCAGCTTCTTTCTCGCCGCGGCGCGAGCGCAGCGGATCGTACTTGATCGCGGCATAGCCGCCGCGCTGCTCGCCGAACTTGGTCTTGAACGCGCGCGGCTCGATGCGCTCGGGCGACGTGTTGCCGAGACGCTGATTCATCGCGGCCATGTCGGGCCAGTGCTTGTCGTACTGGTCCCACACCGACTGGACGGCGGTCCAATCCTTCTCGGTCATGTTGTCGTGCAGGAAGCGCCACACGTCTTGCGGGTTCCACTTCCAGCCCTGCGTCATCTTGTCGAAGTTCGACTCGTTGCCGACGTGCAGCGCGATGCCGAGCATCCGGCCGCGCGTCATGCGCAACGGAACCTGCTGCCCGTCGGTGCTGCGGTTCACGTCCATCAGCCGGGTATTCGGCACGCCGTCTTTCAGGCTGTCTTGCCACTTGCGGCCCAAGTGGTCGGCCATCTTCTGGAAGTCATCCGACATACCTTTCAGCATATCGACTTCGTGATAGTTCGCGCGGAACACCGGCTCATAGATCGCTTCACCGAACGGGCCGAGCAACTCGTGCATGTCGTACTGGTTGCGCTTGTACTCCTGCGGCTTGAGCTGGGCGCGGATCGCGCGAAGCTGCGACGTGAGGTGGTCAAGCGCAATCTTGAACGGGTTGTTGCTGCGGTCGCTTGGCTTGTCGAATATCTCGGCGTCGCTGAACTGGTCGCCGCGCGCCTGCATCTTCGGGATCAGATGCTCGGTGACATACTGCTGGATGTCCTGCTTCTCGCCGTTGATCGTCGCAGTCTTGCGGTCGCGGCCGATCTTTTCCAGCGACTGCACCGCGTCGTGCAGGCCGCGGAACTGCTCCATGGTCATGTCGCGGTACGGCGTGCGGAACGTCGGGTCGAGCATGTCGGGCGACACGTTCGGCGCCATGCCAAGCGCGGTTTGCGATTCGACCCAGCGTTCGAGATTGATCTGCTGGCGTGTCGGCGTGTCGACCGGGTTCGTGCGCAAGTCGAAGCGCGCGAGCATGTCGTCGATCTGGTCGCGCACGTCAATGTCGATCTTGCCGCGTACGCTGTCCTTGTTGAACTTCTTCAGGTACTGCAGCGACTTCAGCACTTCGGCCGCAGCCGCGCGCGCGGTCTTTTCCAACTGGTTATTCAGCAGCTGGTTGCGCTTCTGCTGCGCGGCTTCGGTCAGGTCGCCTTTGAGCCGGGCAGTATCGGCGGCTTTGCCGGCGCGCGCTTCGGCCGAGCCGTACTTCGACGCGTTGATATCGCGCACGCGCGCCTTGGCGATCGTCGTCTCGGCCACGGCCTTAGCTGCTTTTTCGAGCACGCGCACGCCGCCCGTCGCTTTGGTCAGCGCCTTATATTCGGTCGCGATAAAGCGCGTGCGCACTTCGTTGTGAATCGCCTGATTCGCGGCCGTGTTCATTGCCTGCGGTGACGTAATGTCGCCATACTTCTCAAGCATGCGCTGGTCGGTCAGCGCTTCGACGACATCGCGGCGCGGTTCCGCGTCGGCAATCGCCTTCGTCATTTCGTCGGCGCTGGCGAAGCCGAAGCGCTCGGCAACCAGATCAGCCGGCAGCGGGCGTTCCTTGTTCGCTTCGTTCAGCAGGAAGTCTTGCGCGGCGTAGGCCGGTTCCTTGGCTACGTCTTCCTTGACCTGTTCGCGGATCGTGGCGCGCTTCGTGGCGACATCGGCTTTTACTTCCTTGCTCGCGCGTTCCTTCGCAATCTCGGTGAAGCGCATGTCGCGCAGCGTGCGCGCGGTCAGTTCGTCCGATGCTTCGAGTGTCGCGTCGTTGCCGAGCGCGTGGTACGCCTGGAATTCTTCCGGCGACATGCCGGCTTCTTCGGGCGTGCGGAACATCGGCGTGTACGCGCGCTCGGCTTCGGCGCTGCGGATAGCGTCATTCGTCGCGAGTAGCCGGTCGAACACACCGCGCACTTCGGGCGACAATTGCACGCCGAGGTTCTGCAGCGAGCGGTACACGTTGATCATCCACGCGCGCACGCGCTGGAACACACCCTGCAATTCCGGTGTCGGGGCTTTGCCTTCGAACAGATATGATTCGAAGCCGCGCGCAAACTGCTCGTGCATGCCGCGTTTTTCTTCGAGCGACATGCCGCGCCATGCTTCCGGCGTCGTGCCCATCCACTGCGCCACGGTGTCGAAGTCCTTGCTGACTTCCGGCAGCGAGCCATCCTTCGCCATGTGACTGAGCATTTCCAGATGGAAGTGCCCCAGCTCGTGCACGAACGTCGAAAGATCCGCGTCCTTGTTCAGCGTGATCGTGCTCGGCGCGCTGGTGATGTCGTCGGAGAATGAGAGCTTGCCGCGCGCGTCCTGCGTAAGCGCGTTCGCGCCCGGCGCGTCTTCGGCGGTGATCTGCAGCGGGTAGCGCTGGAACATCGATTCAGGCGACAGGCCCGCGCGTGCGCCGGCCGCGGTGTAGCTGTCGCGCACGAGCGCGGCATAGACCTTGTTCACGTCAGGCCGGAAGCGGTTTGCCTGCGTCAGCTGGTCGAGCACTGTGTCGTGCACAACCTGCGCGGATTGTGCCACTGCGTCGTCGTTCGCCTTGTCCGCGCTGGTGGTCTCCTGCGCCTGCTTGAACGTGTCGACGTGCGACTGGTAGAACTCCTGCGCCTGCTGCTGCGTCATGCCGTCGGGGTCGGTCTTCAGGTGAGGCATCAGCACGTCCTGCATCGGGCCGCCTGCGATGTGCGTCGCGAAGTCTTCGACCGGGATCGACACGTCGCCGCCAGTCGCGAGCGCTTCGGGCAACTGCTGCGCGACGCGCGGCATCGTCGACTCGACATCCCCGATCTTCACGCCTGACTGGTTGAGCGCGTTCGCGAGCGTGGCGCCGTCCACATAGACGTTCTGCACCGGACCGTCGGCGTTGGCCGTGGCCACGAAATCCTTGAACGCCTGCGGATCGCGCGGGCGCAGCTTGGAGTTTGCCGCCGATGTGGCGAGATCCGTGAGTGTCTGCGCGTCGCCCATCGCAACGTCAGCGCGCGCGGCGTCGGTCAGCCACGCACCCGTCGCGCGGCCCGCGCCGTGCAGCGCGAACACGGAGTTCAGACCGTAGTCCATGACCTTCTGTGCGGTCGTGCGGCTATCCCACGGTGACGAACCCTGAATCGCGTCCATCGCGGCGTTCACGCCGACCACGCGCGCGAGCGTCTGCGCGGCGGTTGCGTCGGGCAGGATGCGTCCGGCCGCGCCGAACACGCCACCCATCTCGGCGCCGTGCAAACCCTGCAGGCCGATCGTCGTCAACGCGGATTCGGCGCTGTTCTGGTTGAGCGCGTCGCCCGTCGCGGTAATCGCGCTCGCGAGCCCCAGCGTGGACGCCTGACCAATCACGTCTTTTGCTGCGGCCTTCGCGAACGATTCGCCGGCCACGTGTTCGAGCAACGAACCGCCGATCTTTTCGACGGCTGCCGCGCCGAGCTTCAGCGGTGCGCCCGCGATGAAGCCGGCGAGGTTACCCGCGCCGCTCGCGACACCGCCCGCCGTCGTCTGCGCCGGACCGTTCACGTCGGGCGCGAGGCCGGCGGTGAATGCGTTCTCGAAGCCCTGCGCGAACTGCGTCGGGATTTCCGAAGCACCGCCGACCGCGTCGCGCGTCTCGCCGACGGTCATGCCGTTCTGTTTCGCGTAATTCTGGATGAACGCCTGCGCGCTGCCGGCGCCCTGGGCGTTGCCGGTGGGCACCGCGTCGCCCATACCGAACAGGTTGCGCCCCCAATTGATCAGGCGTTCGCGCAGCGGCAACGCGCTGTTGTCGGGCTGGAAATAGCCCGTTGTGCCGGGCGCGAGCGGCACCGTATTGCCAGCCGGGGCGAGCGCGCTCGTTGCCTGCTCGACCGACTGCAGCCCGCCCACGTCATCGTGCGCGATCTTCGCGTTGTTCTGCGACTGGTAGAACGCAGCCGTGGTCGGGAACTGCTTCGCGAGGGTCTGAAAGTCGATGCTGCTGATCGCGGCCTTCTGCTTCACCGCGTCGGGGAACGCTTTCACGCTGTCGACCGGGGTGCCGGTCTGCTGCGCGAGGCGCTGCATTTCGGCTTCGTAATCCGGGTTCGCGCCAACTGCGAGCGCGATGTTGCTTTGCGCCGTCTGCGCGGTGCTCTGCAGATACGAAGTGGCAGGGCTGACCGCGGGCACGGGCCGCGCATCCGGGGTGAACGGATTAGGAACCGTGGTCGGCGCCAGGTCAACGCTAACCGGCGCGGCTTGTGGCGTCACCTTCCCTTCGAATGAAGTGCCGGAATCCGGGACAATCAGGTCAGCCATTAGCGGTTGCTCGCGGTTTTGAAGTGCCAGTAAGCACCGAGCAGCTGGCCCGGTGTCGGGTTCGATACGCCGTTCGCCTTGAAATCGGCTTTCAGCTTCGGTAGCACGTCGTCAGGAATATCGCCCGGCGTCATCGACATCATGTTCAGGGTGGTCGGTGCGCGCTGGATCGACATGAAGCCGAGGCCCAGATGGTTCTGGAACGTGACCGACTTCGTGAACAGCGTGTCGATGTGCTGCTCGATGTCGGCTTCCGTGAACTTCTTTCCGGCCTGGTGCTGTGCGTCGAGAATGCTTTGATTCACAAACTGGCGGATACCGCCGATCTGCGACACGGCATCCGGGTCCGCGTTGAAACCTGTTGACTTCGGATAGGGGTTGACGCCCATCGATTGCAGGCGCTGCGACAGTGTTTCGTTCACCGCGCGCAGATTCAGACTCCCCGGCGCATTCGAACCGGTGTTGTTGATCAGGTCCGCGCGCTGCTTGGACAGCGTCTTGAAATCGTCCACCGACAGGTTCTGCGCCTGTACCTGCCATTGATCGTTCGTCATGTTCGCCATGATCTGCGGCGATGTGACGAGCGTCTGGTAAAGCGCGGTGTTCGTCGTGTTCGTGCCTTCCGACATGTTCTTCGCGTACGACTGCAGGCCCGGCAGATCCTTCGGATTCACCGCGGCGAGATCGGCCGGGTTGATCGATGCCCAATTGCCGCGGTTCGACGCGAGCGTGCGCTGTACCTGCGCCACTGCCGCAACGTCGCGTTGATCGATCGCCTGCGTCTGCTCGTTGTATTGCTGCGTCGCGAGCGTGACGGCCTGCTGCATCCATTCAGGTTTTTGTTGCAGGACCGGATTCGCGCGCACCTGGGCAACCACGTCGACCAGTGCCGGGCGCGTCGTGTTGACGGCGCCTGACTGGTACGCCGCGACGTTCTTTTGCACATAGTCGCGCCCGGCATCCGAGATGATCGGCTTGCCGTCGGCGCCCACAGCGTTGATCCAGTTACCCGGTGCGCCTGCTGCTTGCGCCGCAGCCATAGCTTTGTCGAGCGTTCCCGGGCCGTCGTGGTAAGCCGCCCATGCCTTGGCGGGATCTCCGTAGCGCTGTACCAATGTGGTCAGATAATCGCGGCCCACGCGTGCGCGTTCGGCGAGGCTGTTATCTGCGGCGGGGCGAACGCCATAACCCGGATCGGTATTGGTGCTGTCGACAACCTGCATCTTGCCGCGCGCACCGGTCGGCGAAGTGACGACTGTGCCGTCTGCGTTGTAATCGCGGCTGCCCGATTCAGACTGCGCGGTGATCGCGAGCATGCGCGAAAGCGGGCTGTTCGACATCTGCGGCGCAACCGAAGTCATCACGCCGCCCACAACCTGGCTGGCGACCTGCGTGCCGAGATACGTGTTGAGCTTGCCGTTGACCTTGAGAATGTCGTCGGCCGTCATCTGCGGCGAATACTTCGCCAGCAGCTGGTTCGCGTAGGTCGTTTGCCCCTGCTGCAGCGCCGCGTCGATCGCGCCGGTCAGCGCGTTGCTTTTCATCAACGTCTGGTTCGCTTCGATCTCGGTCGCGGCGCTTCCGTTGATCTTGCCCGCCTGGTACGTCGCGGCGTCGATCGCCTGCAACCCCTTGTCAATCTGGTCGGGGTTGTTGAAGCTAAGTGCGACCTGATTCGATGCGAGCTTGACCGTGCCTTGCTGCGTCGACAGCGCGTACGCCTTGAACTGCTGGCCTTCCCATTGCGTGGTCGCGCCGTGGAACTGCGTGGCGATATCGTGCGCCTGTTCATTGAACATGCGCAACTGCATCGGGTTCGACAACTGCGCGCTGATCTGCGACGCGCTGTCGGTCAGCTTGCCGGTGTATTCGTCGGCCAGGCTCATGCCGCTATCGCGCTGGACTGCGGCCGCGCCGGTCTGTGTCATCACCCCGCTTTGCGGGTTGTACATCAGATCCTGCTGCGTGGTCTTGAGCTGGTTGACGGCATCATTGACGCGCGTCTGGTTCGCCAGATTCTGCGCATCAATGATCATCTGCGAATGCACGTTCGCGGCCTGCCCGAGCGCATCACCGGTCGCGCTGAATTGCTGCGCGCCCTGATCGAGCAGCCCGGCAGACACTGCGGTCGACGACTGAACGTCAGGCGCCTGGCTTGGCGTTACCTGCTGCGAAGGATCAAGGGAAGGTACGACGGGCATCAGGAAACCCCTGCGCGTTGGTTGCGATACCAGTTCGAGGCGACGCCCGTCGCGGTCGTGAGCAGCGACGTTGCGCCGGCCATCGTCGGGCTAACCGAGGCTGCGGCCGAGCGGTACGCTGCGGCGTTCGCGATGTCGCTTTGCGACTGCTGCGTATAGCCCATGGCGGCGCGCGCGGCGTTGGCCGTGATCGTCTGTACGTTCTGGTCTGTGATGTATTGCGTGCTGTTCTGCACGTTCTGCGCGGTGCCGGCTGCGGTAACGTCGATGCCGTTGGCGGCCATCGCCGCGCGCTGCGACGCAACGGTCTGCGCGCCCTTCGTCTCGGTGTTGCCTGCCTGCCCGATGCCTGCGGTGACGGCGCTCGCCGCGGCCTGCTCGGCGTTGATGGCGTTCGTCGTAAGCTGCTTCGCCTGCGCGTTATCGGCCGTGATGGCGTTGTTCGCCTTGCTGATCGCACCGATCAGGCTGAATGCACCGCCGGCCGCGCCGAGCGCGAGGTTCGCGTTGCTGGGCGTGAAAATGCTTGACGTGTCAGCCGGCGCGGAACCACCGAACCCGTAAGGCGCACCGCTGCCAGTCGTTGCGCTGGCAACACTTGTGGCGGCGGATAGGAGATTGGGCAGACACATTATCGTTTCATCCCGAAGCGGTGGAACGGCAAGCCGAAAACACCGTAGGGCTCAGTCTCTTTCTGTACGGTGAAGCCGAGGCGAGCGAGCCAGTAGACAGACTTCAGGCTGCGCGCGTCGACATAGTTCAGCAGCGTCGCGTATTTGTCGCTCATTAAGTGAACGTACGCGCGGCCGAGCTTCGTGAGCTGCTTCGGTGCGCGCTCGATCGCGGGCGTCCCGAGCATCCACGGCACGCCGAAGTCTGCCGCGGGCGTCACACCGAACAGCCCCGCCGGCTCGCCGTCCACTTCGATGGTCCACAGCAGCGTCGAGGCTTCGGCGCCCTGGCGCATCACCGCAAGGCAGTCGCGGTGCCCGCTCGATCCGTGAATTTCTTCGATGTCGGCGGTGCGCAGATTGGCGGCAATCGCTTCGACATCCCCGGCGCGTACGGCGCGCACAATCAGTTTTGCCATGCCTAGCCGCCTATGGACGCTTCGATGGTCATGGATGCCACGATCAGCGGCAGTGGGTCCGATTGCCGGATATACACCGAGCCGTCATCGTCCCAACCGGGCGACATGTCGAGTTCGATCACCCCGGTGATCAGCGCGGGCGGCGAACCGTACGGCTCGGTCGTGCGCTGCTTGTACTGCACCAGTTCGTCGAGCGATGGGCCTGCGAAAATGCCCGACGAGTTGTGCACGCGCAGCCATACGCGGTTGATGTTTTTGACCGCGCCCTGGCCGTACCCCTGCGCCATGAACGAAAAGGGTAGCGTCTGCATGTCCGCGGTGATCGGCAACCCCACGGCCACGATGCTGGCGGCATGCTGAAGCGCGACCGCGCCATTCGTGACAACCTGCTGGGGCTGCACCGCGCCGTCGGCGAGTATGCTCACCGTTTTGCCTTCCAGGTGATCGAGCCCGGCGACAGTCATTGTCGACGTGCCCGAATACAGTACGCCGCAATCGACGAAGAAACTGTCGGTGAGCGCTTCAACCTGGCGGCTGTGCATGCGCTCGACGTAGCGCACCTGACGCCCGTTGACCGTCCGGTTGACGATCACATACGGCACCGACTCACTGCCTTCCGTGACGACGCAAACCGATTCGAACGTGCCGTCCGTGTCGTGGTGGTGCCATGCCGACACCTTATTCGCTGGCGAATAGGTGAGTCCCAGCAGATTGCCGTTCGACGATACGCACCACATGATCGGGTAGGGCGCTTTCGCATACGCCATATCCGCGATGGTGAAGAAGTCGAACAGGTGCGGCGCCATCAGGCTGATGTCCTGCGTGACGTATCCGCCGGCGTAGTAGTTGTACGTCATCTCGCCGACGTGGCCGCCCAGCGCCATCGCATAGAGCAGCGAATTGCTGACCGTCACCGGCACGACGTTGGACGCGCCGGTATAGCCCTGCGGCTGTATCGACAGCGTGCTCGGCGTTAGCGCCTGCGTGGCCGAACCGTTGGCGGTTACCGCCCATTCGGCGCTGGACGTGAGCAGCACGAGCTCTGACAGCGGCACGATATGGCGGATCGTGTTCGCTTCGCGCGCGGCGATCCGGAACACGAGCGCATCGGTGTCGCGCGACGGTGTGCTCGACGACAGGTTCGACTCGGTGCCGGTGCGCGTCATCCACAGCGTTTGCGGCAGCGTGATCGTGCTGGCGAATACGCGCCGCTGCTGGTCGTAGCTGACCGCGCTGGGGTAGTTGTTGATGTTTGCGAACGGGTTCGCCAGTTCCGGCGGTGTGGTCGCGGTGTCGGGGACGATGTTGTTGTCCACGACGATTGTGTCTTCGGTCTGCGCAATGAACGCGTAAATGCCCTGAAACTTGCGGTACACGTTGTAGCGCGCCGCGCCGGGCGTGACTGACCACGTGATGATGTTGGTGTAGCCCGCGAGCGTCAGGTCGTTATTCGCAATCGACGTGGCAGAGGCCAGCGATTCTTCCCCGGTCGACGACAGCGACGTGACCAGATACACGTAATCGATATAGTTCGGCGTGCCTGTGGTGCCGTGGACCGCCGTCGCGAGCACACCGGTTGGTGGCGTCATCGACGAAACAAAGCTGATGTTGGTCAGCGTCCAGTTCGCCGCGCCCAGCCGGCGCAGTTCCGCAGGCGGGTATTTCGGGTGAACGATCGTCATCACGTCGGCCGATTGCACATAGTGCAGATCGAACAGATCCGCTTCGGCGTACGGCGTGGGCAGCGTGTAGACGCGCGCCGCGGTGGCCGGTCCATTCACGCGCGTCAGGTCGAGATAGTTGCCGGGAGGATCGGTGAGCCTGAAGGTGGTCGGCGTTGCGTCGCGCACGACCCCATAGACCGATGCGGTTGCGGTCTGGACGTACACCCATTGCCCGCCGGAAAAGCTGTTCGCCGCGTTCACGACGTTGCCGACGACTAGCGCGGATACCGGTGCTTCGAGCAGCGTCGCGCCTTGCGTGTGAAAGCGGACGTACCGGTCGCCGAATTCCAGCACCATGGTTTGTGTCGTGCTGTAGGTGAACGGGATCAGCCGCGATTTCTTCGTGCTGTCCACGGTTTCCAGTACGAAGGCCGTGCCAGCGCGGTTGACGGCCGGACCGTGCGGCAGGGTGACGAAGTTGCGGCACGTCGCCAACCCGGTCTGGAACTGGTCGAGATCGACGCGGCCGAACAGTTCCGGCGTGATCTCGCCAGCGGCGAACGAGCGGAGCAGGTTCTTTATGTTCGGCATTATCGGTTCTGTATCCAGGGCGCGGGGCGCTGCGACTGCGAGATCGAGCGGCGCCGGTTGTTCGCATCGTTGGCCGTAGCCTGAGCGAGACTGAGCCCGTAAGCCTTCATGCACGACGACGCCATGGCGGCGCCTGCATCGCCTTTCATTACCGGGCCTGCGAGATACGCGGCGAGCAACCACGCAATCGCGTCAACGACCTGCGCACTGAACTTGGTCGTGTCGGTGACGCTCGCCACGTAGCGAATGATCGCGTTTTCGAGGTTGGTGTAAATGACCGCGGTGCCGTCGCCGCGCGCTTCGAGTTCGTACGGTACCGCCGGCATCGTGAAGGCGTCGTCCTGCCAGTGGCCGCAGCGCTCGTCGATCGGATAGAACGTCGGCGCGTTCGGATCGATCAGGTCGATGATGTTGCGGCAATCGCTGGGCGTCTGATAGACGAACTGGAAGCCGGGCGGCGGTGTGTCGGTCAGCAGGGCGAGATTCATGCGCTTCGTTGCGAAGCCCCACTCGTGCGCTTCGAGCACCATGTCGCGCGCGATCGCGTAGAACCGGGCGCAATGCTCGGCCTGCGCGCTGCCTTCCGGCGGGCTGATGCTCGACACCGTGGCGCGGTCGCCAAGGTGCCCAAGCGCCAGATTGCAGATGTCGATTTCGCTGGCCACGCGATACCCCTCAAATAGAAACGGGAACCCTTGGGCTCCCGTATTCGCTCACCGATACGCGAGCCGTTTACGTCAGATCGGCAGGGTTCGGCAGATCGTCCGCGCCGTTGTGCGGCTTGCCGCCGATCGGGTTGTTGCCAGTCGCCTGCATCTGCGCGGCCTTGGCACGCCTCGTCAGCTTGCCGTCGGTGCGCTCCATCCACGAGTCGTGAAAGGCTTCTTCGTTCTCGATTTCGAACTCGTCGTTGACTTCGCGAAGATGGCCGTAGTAGCCCTTGGCGACGGCGATTACCTTGATGCCCATGTCTTGCGCTCCGATTCAGTTGAAGGGCCGGGCCGAAGCCCGGCCATCCATTACGCGACCGTGAAGCCCTTCGCGTAGTCGGTGGTGCCGTTGAGCGTCTGCAGGTCTTCGACCAGGCCGGCGGTGATCGTGCCGGCTGTTGCTGCCGAACCCGTCACGACATATTTCAGGCCAACATACCGGCGGTACTTGCCGTACGGTAGGTCGAGCGCGACGACGCGCGCTTTTGCAACCAGCGACGCCACAGGGATCGCACCACTATCGAAGTGGACGATCCCGTTCGTGGTAAGGCCGGCGTCGTCTGCCGACACGAGCTGGACGTTCAGCGACGTGAGGGTCGCAAACGCGGCGTTGACCTGGGCAAACAGGCTGATGTCCTGGCCGTCGCCGATACCCGACTTGGTGTTCGGGCCGCCGCTCGGCAGGGTGTCGATGACGTTCGTCGAATTCGCGGACGCGGTAACCGCTTGCGCATCCGAGAACAGGGATTGCTGGTCCATGATCATGGCGTACTACTCCTGTGTTTTCGTTTAAGAGCAAGCCACCGGGGTGGCCCGCACCTTTGCGCTGCGAATTAGACGACGCGTGCTTCGGTGGACAGAAGCGCGTCGACGATGCGGATCGGAATACCGAGGAACGAAGTCGTGATCTGCCCTTGTGCTTCGGAGATGCTCAGCGCGTTCTGCGACTTGTTCAGCGCCTGCACGCGCAGCATTTCGCCAACCGTGCGATTGACGTAGAACACCGGGCGGCCCATACCCTGTTTCGGGATACGCGCCGTCATGCGGATCAGCGTCTGGATCAGGTCGGCAGGCGACGTGCCGTTCACGCCAGGGAACGTCGGCGCGGTCGTCAGCGTGGTCAGATCCGACACGTTGATGTTTGCCGCGCGCACGACATAGCGCCAGTCTTTCAGCGCAATGCCGCACTTCCACTGCCAGCGGTCAGCGATCGCGCGGAAACGGTTGTTGTTCGCGTCGAATGCGTCGATCGTGCCGAGGTCTTCGTGGAAGATACCGGCCTTCGAGCCCTTCGGGAAAATGCCGGTAACCGTCTGGTCGCCCCAGTTCATCAGCCAGATCGAGCAGTTGTTCGAGCCGGTGCCGCCGCAATCGATGATGTTGTTGGCGTTCGGCGCGCCGCTGATCGCGCCGTAGCGCGGCGCGAGCCCGGTGAATCGCTCGGCGTTGACCGTCGTGTCGCCGTAGAACAGCGTCGACGCCATCGTTTCATTCATTGCTTCGAGGAACGAGTTGGCTTCGGACAGGCGGAACGCGGCGGTGTTGCCATTCAGGTTCGCGACATCGACATCGATTTCGTTGCGCGCTTCCAGCATGCCGGTTGCTTCGTCGACCTGCGCGCGGGTCGACTTGCTCGGCGGCACACCGCCGTACAGCTTGCGCCAGATGACCGTGGGCAGGCCGGTGCGGATCGTCGTGCGGTGGCCGGTCGGCAGGTTGCCTTCCGTCCAGATCGCGTCGAGCAGGATCTCGTTGGTCTGGTTCAGCAGTTCGACCACATCGGCGGTTGCGCCGGAAGGATCGAGCGATTTCGCTACGTCGAGCAGCGTCGGATTCTTGGTGCCAAGTACGGCCATGATGTGCGCCCCTTATTTCTGGTTCGGATAGAGACGGTTCTCGATCGGCGTGTTGGCGCGATCTGCCTGCGCCGCCGCACCGGTAACGAGCCGGCCGTCTTCACTGATTGCCTTGCCTGCCTTGACCATGAACCGGACGACTTCCGGGTGATTGCCAAGACCGCTTTGATTCAGCAGCGTTTTCAACGCAGGCGAGCCGAACGTGTCGAGCGCTTTCTTTGCGACGCCCAGGTTTTCCGGCAGCTTGTCGCCGCCGATTTCCTTGTCCGTCGTGGTCTGTTCAGCCCACTCGGCGGTCATCGTCTTCTGCTGCTCGACCAGCTGCGCCGCGAACCCTTGCGCCTGTTTGGCGCCGAGATCTGCAACACGCTGTGCCTGCTCCTGCGTCAAGCCGAGTTCCTTCGCCGTCGCCTTCAACTCGTCAAGCGCTTCGCCTTTCAGGTCAACGCCTTCGGGCAGCTTGAATTCGTAGACGACTTCCTTTGCGGCTTCATCGGTCTTCGCGGCTGCGTCGTCCGTTTTCGCTGCATCGGTCGGCTGTACATCGGTGCTCGTTGCCTGCGTGGTGCTGGCTTCGGGCGTTGCTGCCTGGCTCTGCGATGCGTCGGCGGGCGCTGCCGTCGTGCTGGTCGCGTCTGCCGGTGCCGCCTGGCTATCAGTGGTGGGGTCAGCCATTTGGTTTGTCCTTTACCTTCGATTCGTTCGCCATCTGCGCGTACATCTCGGCACCACCGTCGATCGAATGGATCTGTGCCATGAGCTTTAGCGCAATGCTGCGTTTGCCTTCGTTGAAGATCGACCAGTTCGCGTTACCGTCGAACGACTGCTGGTACAGCCTTGCGTCGCCGAGCAGGCGCCACATGAATCGACGACCGCGTTTGCCGCTCATAAGCCAGCGGATATCGTCCAGCTCAACAGCGGCTTCGAACTTCGACTGCTCTTTTGTGGCCGCACGCTGTTCGTCCAGTGCGGCAAGGTCGGTCGGGTTGAAGTCGCTGCTCATGAGTGCGGAGAATAAGGGCGTGTGCCTGGGGTAAGTGAACGGTTATTTGCCATAGATGCGGTTGGCGAGCGGCTTCGGCTCGCTGTTGCCGGCGGCGAGTTCCATATCGGTGATCTGCAGCGACAGCGAGTTATCGGCGCCGTCCTGGTTCTCGTATTGCGACACGCTGCACACTTCGACGAGCGCGGTGAGTTGCATCACGCTGCCCACCGCCGGCATCTCGGTGATGCCGAGCTTTGCCAGATCCTCATCGCAAAGACAGATCGTCAGGCCGTACGGATAAGCGGGCGCGTCATCGTCGTCTGGACCACCCAGCATCGTTTCGGACTTGGCTTCCGCCGGGGTGAGCTTCATCGAGATCATTGCGGGCCGCCTGTGTATCCGGACAGATTGCTCATGACATCGGACAGCGCATTGCTTGCGCCACCCTGCGTCGGTGCCTGCGCTGCAGTTTTCGCCGTGTCTGCGGCCTGCTGCATGGCGGCCTGCTGCTGCGCCTGCTGTGCGGCCTTGGCGCGAGCCTGGCGCGTCGCGTCGCGCTGATCGGGGTCGACATCGAGCCCCGGATCGGTGCCGAGCGCATCGGTGTATTGCTGATACCAGCCATCGGGATCGAAGTTGTCGAGCACGGTCGGTGGTTGCTGCGCGTTCACCTGCATCATGGCGACGGTGCCGAGCGCCATCGTCAGCTTGTCGATGCTGTTGGTGCCGATCTGCTTCTGTGCCTGCGCGAGGATCGAGACGAACTCGACCTGTAACTGCACGCCGGCCAGTTCTGGCGGGGGCGGCGGCAACAGGCCGGCTTCGACGACGATGTCGAACGCCGCGTCAACGAGCGGCTTGAGCAGTTCATCGTGCAGGCGCTCGATCACCGGCCCGAGCATCAACATCTTTTCTTCGTGCAGCTCTGCGACTTCCGTCGCCGTCATGTTCGCGTTCGTGTTGTTCGCGAGCATGAGGAACAGGTCTTCGTAGAAGATCATCTTGATGCGCGAACGCACGTCTTCGATGTCGGCGAGCAGGTAGTCGAGCCGCAGATTGACTTCGTAGATTGAGCGGATACCACCGTTCGGGGTGGCCGAGTCGGCGTAGGAGATGCCGCCCGGCAGCGTATCGATGTCGTGATTCTTCAACGAAGTCGGCACCTGAAGGGGTGGCTTCGTCATGTAGTCGATCGCCTGGCCCTTACGCAGCTGCTCGTGCTGCAGCTGGCGAATGTCGCCTAGCGCGTCCATCGCCGGCCCATTGCCGTAGATGTCGCCGCCGTAGGTCGACCAGCGCGGTGCGACCACGCGGAATTTCTTGAAGCCCGACACGGACAGCAATGCGTTATCGCCGCCTGTCGTGCCCATGTTCGCTGTCTGCTGTGAATCCGCCGAGCCACCGAGTTCCAGATACGTCGAAGTCCACGCCATGTTGCGCGCATCGGACTTGCTGTGATCGCGGTCTTCGTTCGGCTCGATACAGTGGATCACCGTGCGCCACACGTCCAGATTGCCGGTGTCGTACATCTGGCGGCAGTTGTCGCTCACGTTCTCGTAACCGAACTGCTTCACGAGCTGGGCAACCGTCTTCTGGAATTCGCGATAGAGCGTGTCGACTTCGCCGCGATCACTGGTCGAAATGCAATACTCGCCGGCCGTCAGCGGGTACATGCGGATCACGTCCTCATAGTCGGACATGATGATCGAAACCCCGGTGCCGAATGCGCCGATTTCCTCGTACATCGAGTGCAGCGACCGGTACACGTTGGACCGGTTGAAGATGTCGAGGATCAGCTTCGTGACATCGGCGCACCACGTCTTGACGGGCTTCTTTTTGTTCAGGTCGTCGTACGGTGTCTTGAGCGCGATCCACGGCCGTGCGGGCGACGTTGCCCCGGCCATCAGCCCGGCGCCCAGCACGCGCAGCGATTTGGTGGCCGTGCTGTCGAAGATGTTCTGGTTGCGCCGGTTGCCGCGGTTGCGGTCTTCCACGAAGAAGCGGCCTGCACGCGGCAGGAGGACATTGCTGATGTCCTTGTACTCACGAATCCACGACGACCGTTCGTTCTTCAGCGCGTACCAGCGCTGCAGAATCAGTTCCTTGCGCGTCTTCACCGGCTTCGCATTGCCGCCCGATTGACTCGGTTTGTCGGCGGTTGCGTCCGGTTGCGCGCTCTGGTCGTTCGTGAGCAGGGTTGCCATCAGCTACCCAGCAGCGTGTTCGAGCCAAGGCCGCCAGCACCGCCGAGATTGAGCGCGGAGTTCGACACGCCGCCCGATCCGGTCAGCAGCGTGGATGCCGGGCCGCTGTTCACGCCGGCCGCGGCGGGCTGGCCGCCTGCGTTCAGGTTCGACGTATCGGCGGCTGTGCCTTTCTGCGCCGTACCCGCAGCGCGGGTCGCATCAGCGGCGGCACCGCGCTGTTCGGCGGCCTGCTGGTTGGCCTGCACGTGCTGTGCAACAGCAGAGCCCGCAGCAATTGCGGCGCCAATGCCGGCAATGATCAAGGGTCCGCACATGGCAAGTTCCTCACGCGTAGGGGTTGTGCTCGCCACGGTTGCGAGGCATCGAATATGCGTACGGATCGTATTCGGCGTGCCGGCCAGTAAGTGAACGCGTCAGGTCGGCAACTTTGGGCGTGTCGATCAATGCGAGCACGTAAGCGCTGGCCCAATCCGGGGATCGCTTGATGCGCTTCTCGATGTCTTCGCGGGATTCGACCTGGACTGTCTTGCCCTGCACGCGCCACTTGGGCGCACACAGATCGGCCGCGAGACGCTTGTCAGGGGGTAGGGCTATGCCGTTGTTCGCGAGCGGGTCCAGCGCCTCGCGCATGCGCCACCACAACTCGGTGCGAAGGTTGAAGAAGCGCAGCTTGCCGGATCGGTCCACACCGCGCGCAGCTTCCGACACGTTCACGCCGTACACCTGCACCGACATCTGGTTCAGGAAGTCGTACGGTGATGAGCCGACACCGATCACGTCGATGTGGATCGGTGCGCCATCGCGCAGGGCGGCGATCGTGTAGCCGGCGACCGTCGGCCCGTCAGGCGTCGCGCTGCCGGGTTTGACGATCGCTTCGTCGAACCACATGCCGTGGCGGCGCGCGATGATCGTGTTATCGCGCCCGCCGCGCGCCACGTCCACGCCCATCGAGTCCATTGGCGGTTTGGCGTCGCGCTTCTCCCAGCGAGCCATTGCGATGTCGACCCATTCGGTCGGGATCAGCTGCATTGCGTCGTCTTCCATGCCTGCCTCAAATGAGCCGTACAGCATCTGCGAGCGCAGCGGCTCGGGCAGCGCCTGGAGCTGCGACACGTAGTTCGTGCCCACCAGGTGCGGGTTGTCTGTCACGCGTGAGGGAATGAACGTGCGCGAGCGTGGGATGACAAGCTCGCCGCCGTGCTCGAACGGCGTGCTGTCTGCGACTTCCGTGTCGTGGCCGTCGACAGCTGCGAACCAGCGCAACTCGCCGGGCACAGCACGCGTGCCGGCGTACTTGCGGTCGATCCACGGCGCGAAGAACTCGATCAGCCAGCGACCTTCTGCGGACGACGGCGGGTTGAACGTCATCAGCGTTTGCGACTTCTGCTTGACGTCCGTCGTCCGGTTCCACGCCATCAGGAAGCGGATCTGAAACTCGGGGATCTCCGCGGCTTCGTCGTAGATGATCAGGTCATGCGGGCGGCCGCGATACTTCTGCTCGTCGCCCATGTTCGGCACTGAGCCGAATTCAATCCGCGCCTTGGCATTCGGCACTGTCCACACGCCGCCGCCGCCTTCTTTCGCGGACCAGCCATCGCGACCGCCAAGGATCTCGCCGAGACGGTCGACCATACCCAGGTGCTCGGTCCCGTTCTTACGGATCACAATGCACTTCTGGTGCTGCGTCAGCGCCTTGCCGATTGCGAGATCGGTCTTGCCGCCGCCGGCCGCACCACCGAATCCGATCACGTCGGCCGTGGACTCGTACGCCATCGTCTGCGGCCCTTTGAGCGGGCTCCACAGCGGTGGCGTATAGGTGGATAGCAGCATGTCCACTTCGGCCCGTTCTTCGGCCGTCATGTACGGTCGCAGGGCTTCCAGCTCGGCGGCGTTCATCGCGTGATTTCGGTCAGGCAGTCCGAGCAGAAAAGCCGCGTGGGGCTGTCCTGCGTCACCTTGGCGATGTGGAATAGCGTGCTATGGCACTTCGAGCACGCCGTGATGATCGCGGCTTCAACGTCGAGCGCTTCGCACAAAGGCTCGTAGTCCTCGTGCACGTGTTCAGCGGGGCGCAGCGCGCAGTCGTTAGAGAAGGTCATCGCCGTCTTCCTGTTCGGCGCGGCGGCACGCGGCGGCCGCCTGGATCGCCGTGAGCTTGGCGGCGCGTTCGTCCGGTGTCATGTTCAGAGATTCGTTACCGGTCGTCACGTCGATGCGTTGACCGAACTTGCGCGGGAACCATATCGCGAGCAGCTTGAGGCGCGCGTCGACTTGCAGTTTGCGATGGCCGAGCATGTCTTCGCGCACGACCTTGTACCCCTGCTCGCTGTCTTCAGTCCGCTCGCCGACCTTGGTCGTATCTGCGATTTCGAGCACTTGCTCGGCGATTGCGTCGCCACCTAATTCGCGCGCGAGCGTGAAGCGTTCGGAAAATTGCGCATGCACCTTGCGCCATTCGTAGACCGTAGTCCACGACGGCATGTGATCGTCACGGCAAATAGCGCGCAGCGTCTCGCCGCAAGCAAGTCGCTCGCAGATTTCTGCATCTAGCGCGGGGGTGTAAGAAGTTGGGCGTCCCATGCACGGCATCGTGCAAGGCAACGGTTGACGTAAGTGAACGTTCAGACCACGGTGCGGAACTTCACAGCGGTTTGCACGCGCTTCTGGTACTTGCAGATGTAGCAGACCATCGCTTTGCTGATCTCGAACTTCTCTGCGATCACCCGATACGACATCCCATCCTCGTGCAACCTGCGTATCAACTCCACGGCGGCATCGCTCAATTTCGCGCGCTGGTGGTCCTGACCAACACGCAAACCGCGCTCATTTACCCCGATCATCTTTTTCATCTTCGGCACCTCTGAACGCGTAACTTTTTACCAAGACATACAAGACCAACCAGACCACCTACTTTGGAAAGTCTCCCAATTCGCCCTATACATTCACACGCAGTATTGATAGTAAAAGTTGGTCTAGTTGGTCTTGGTGGTCTTAACTCACGCCAGTAAAGGCTTTCAGCCAAGACCAACTAGAATTCACAGTAAGTCTTGGTGGTCACAAATCGGGGCTATCCACACGCGCATCTGTTTCCCTGCGGTGTACCGACGCTCGCGCACGTACCCCAAAGCCTGCAAAACTTTGCCAATTCGTTGTTCTTCACGTTTTGATATGGACTTCGCGTCCAGACGGAGCGCGCCTACCAATACATCATTTGCATGCAAAAATTCGCGCATTCGTGGTGTGCTAGTCTCGTCTTCGAAATCGCCCGGCGTGTCGAGCCACTGATCGACAATCGGCGTCCACGCATCCGAGATCTTGTGTTCGGCATGCACGTGCACCGCGAGACGCTCGGCGTCGCGCCAGTCGATACTGGTCAGGTCGTACACCGCCGCAGCTTCGGCCCACAATTGAAGGCAGTCGCGTGCAATGCCTTCGGGGTCGCACACCCCGACCATGATCGGCAACCAGCGCCGTTCGCCCGTCTCGTCGCCCAGGAATTCTTCCTGGTTGGTGGTGCCGAAGAACAGGAAGCGCCGGGCGAAATGGGTGTTGAACTCTTTGTAAAGCGTTCGCCATTCCTCATGTGTGCGACTGATAAACGCCTTGATCGACTCGGCGTCACGTGTGTGCAGGCCGCGCAACTCGCCCAGCTCAAGCACAAGCCGGCCGCGCATGCGGCGCGATGCTTCGGCGTCGCGCTCGGCGAGGTTCAGTTCGGAATAGAAGTCAATGGCCGGCGCGAGCGCCTTGACCGCGCGCGTCTTGCCCGCACCCTGCCTGCCGACGAACACAGGCGCCATCGGCGCTTCGCAGCCCGGTGACAGCACGCGCCCGGCCATCGCCGTCCACATATAGCGCGACACCGCACGTACGTATTCGCTGTCGGTGACGCCCATGTAGGTAGTCAGGAAAGACTCGATGCGCGGCGTACCATCCCACTCAAGCGTGCGCAGCCACTGGATCGCGCTGTCGAAGCGGTTGTCGTCGGCCACGAGCCAGACGCCGTCGCGCAGCATTTCCTTCGTGAGCTTTTTAAATCCCTGCTGCTCAAGTCTGATCTGCAGGCGGGTGTAATCGGCATCGGTGAAGCCGCGCCAGTCGTCGGTGCCCTGGGCGGCGAGCATGATCTCGGCGCGGAACTCGTCGAAGCGGATATGCACGCCGGCTTCGAACGGATCGGCAAGCCCCTTGACCACGTTCTCGATGACGGCAAGGATCTCGCCATTGTTGTTGCGCTTGAAGCCCGGCCGCGAGCGCTGCGGCGCTTCACCGGGCGCGGTGGCGATCACTTCGAAGTCGTCTTCGATCGGTTCCTGCCAGCCGTACTCGCGCGCGGTGTGCAGGATCGTGCGCGCGGTGATTGCGCCGCGCTCGCCGTCGTGCGCCTGCTTGATGTGCGGCCACACACGCTCGTTCAGGAAGTCGGGCGCGTACTTGCTCGACCTGGCCGAGAACTCATGCGCGAGCGCGAGCCCGTCATCCGACCCGCTCGTCGCGTGATGCAGCGCGAATATGATGTTGCGCCACGCCTCATAGTCGAGTTCGTCGCCGCCCGAGTTGGGGATCGCGTCGAGCGCGGCGCGGATCTGGTCGAGTTCTATCGACACTTCGCCGACGGTGGGCGCGACTGGCTGCTCGCGCTCGACGACCGGGCAGGGCAGCGACAGCGGCCAGTCCATCTCGGCGGCGTAGTCTTTGGGCATGTCGTCCAGCTCGAACGAATCGAGCGGCACCGACGCGCCGGCCAGCGGCAGCACGAACATATTGCCGAAGCCGTCGGCCGGCACGCTGTTCTGCTTCGGGAAAATCTCGACTTCACCGCGCGAGACGCCGGCCACGCCGGAACGCAGGCCGCACATTTCGAGCGCGGTGCGCAAACCATAGCGCACGCTGTACGCATCCTGCGGCGCATCCCACAGCAGATAGATGTGCAGCCCCGCGCCGCCCGACGAGCGGAACGGAATAGGGCGCCAGCCGAACTGTTCCATCGCGGCCATGATCTTGAGCGCCGCGGCCTGCATCTCGGGCCACGGCGTTTCGCCCTTGTGCGAGTCGAGATCGAGCAGCGCAATCAGCGTCGTGTTCGCGCCGGGCTCGATCTGCGCCGCGCCGTACGCCGGCCCACCGTTGACGTGGTGCGCGAGCTTCGCGTCGGTGAGCTTCTGGCGCGTGTGGGACATCTTGCCGTCGCGCTTGACCCAGCAGTGGGAAGTGACGACGCGCGAGACGATCGGCGCGAGCGCGGCGACCAGGGTTTCGTTATTCATAGGAGATCGGCGCCGTCGTCAAATGAGGTCGTAGTCGTCGAGCGCTTCGCTCGCGGCTTCGATGAAGGCTTTCGCGGCTTCGGCGTTGATCGCGTTGCCGTAGGCGCGCAGTCGTCCCACTCGGGCGGGAGCCCCATCAGCCAGCGGGAATGTGCCGGGTTCAACTGGCCGCCACTTTTCATCCCGGCAATAGATCCAGTCTGCATCCGCCCATCTGCCTGCCACACCTGTCTGCCCAACAAAGAGTTCTCGGATACGTTCGGCTGATAAGCGCCGTCCTTCCAATCCCGCGTTGTCGGCGTTGCCCAAGACGCGAGCTGCGTCTGCGTGCGCAGATCCGAGCACTGCCCGCCCCCGTCCGTGCCTCTGCTGTGCGCAGCTGCTGGTGTGTTCCAGAACGAGAGGCACGCTACCGCTGCCAGATCCGGTCCATGCGAGCGCATCGCTTCCCGAATGCCGCCTTCCGTTGAGCGAACACCTTTGGTGGCGAGACTGCTCGTCGGCCATGAAGTAAGCCCGGTCTCGGATATGCGGGGCACCGACGCCCGCAGACGGAAAAGCCAGCGCCCCGAAGGCATAACCCAATCCTTCCAGGTCAGCCGAAACAAGGTCGACCCACGATTCAACAGCTTTGCTTGAAACCTGTTCGCCAAAGATAGTTGCAGGTTTGCACTGTTGAATGAGCCAGTGCCATGCGGGCCACAAGTGCCGCTCGTCATCAAACCCAGCGCCTTTGCCTGCCGCGCTGAAAGGCTGGCAGGGGCATGATCCAGTCCAGACGGGTTCGTCGTCAGACCAGCCAGCGAGTCGCAAAGCGTAGGACCAGACGCCGATTCCGGCGAAGAAGTGGCACTGTCGATAAGGCTTGAGATCGTCGGGTCGTACATCCTCTATGCTCCGTTCGTCGACATCGCCCGGCGCAATGCGCCCCGTCGCGATCAAATTGCGCAGCCACTGCGCGGCGTAGGGGTCGATTTCGTTGTAATAAGCAGCCACGCAAACCCCTTTTCTTAAGACGAAATAACCCCACGACTCGTAGGGGAAATCCCTAGAGCCCTTATTTTTCCGCTAATGTTCGGTCCGTGTTAGGCTTGACCTTACACCGCGACGGGTAAGCCGTCAGTCGGATTTGGATACCGTTCAGGGGCGAGCATGTGGGGAGTGAATTCCCAGCTGGTTAGCTCGGCGAGCGCGAGCACGCGGTCAGGCGGGAGACGATCCTTTTCAACCCATTCGTACACGGAGATTCGCGATATGCCCAATTTACGTGCCACCGCCCCCGCCTTACCGGCCTTCTCAACTGCGTTTCTGATCATCGACACCGGTTACCTCTCACTCACGTTAGGCATTTCCGAACATTCTAGTCAGGCGTCACCGTACAGTCAACATAATGTATGGGGAAAATCGTCATGACACTCGGTGCGCGCATCCGTGAGAAGCGGAAAGAGAACGGTCTGACCCTGGCGCAACTCGGCGCGGTGTTTGGGATCACGCGATCTTCGGTGTCGGATTGGGAGAACGGGCACACCCGTCCGGATCAGGCGAAACTTGTCAGGCTGGCCGACGCCTTACGCACGACGGTGGAATATTTGCTGGAAGATAGCCCGGTAAAAACACCCTTAATCACCGAATCGCAAAGAAGCACCCCGCGTACATTGATAGACCGAAACGTGGCCGGCACAGACCAACCGGCCGGAAAGTTACCGGTCATCTCTTGGGCGCAGGCCGGGTTATGGGGTGAGAAATTGAATGCAAAAGACTTGGGAGACTCCGTGGAATGGGTAACGAGCCCGTATGAGGGTGAGTTCGTTCTTCGGGTGGTAGGGGATAGCATGTACAACCCTGGCGGTGACACGTCGTTCCGGGACGGGGACTTGATCTCGGTGAGCACGCGGCGCGATGTCTCGCATAAAAAGCTGGTGATCGTCATGCGCCGTGGCGAATCGGTGCCGACGTTCAAGCAGTATCTGGTGGAGAATGATGGTTCTGTATTGCTGCACGCACTGAACCCGAGCTGGCCGAACAAGTATCTTCCGTTCGACGACCACTGCCAGGTGCTCGGCGTCGTCACTGGACAATGGAGGGAACACTAAAATGATCGAACACATCGCTACACAACTCGCGTACGCCGCGACCGGATTCGCTGCGCTGTTCGCGGTTTCCACTGCCGTGGTCCACTGGCGTGGTCGCAACGCACGGCGCCATCGGGCCTACTGGAGCGGCGCCGCCTGACAGTTCTACCCCGGTTCTGACCGATACCCGCTGAATGCGGGTATTTTTTCGTCTGTGATGTACGGTAACGCTTGACATGTGTTCCGCGTCGCCCTACATTACGTGTACGGCGTTGCCAAACACGCCTGACAGGGAGACGGAAATGAGCACGCTCGCGAAAGACCTGCTTGAACTGGTCCGGTTGTCGGTTGGCGGTGCTGGAACGCTGACAGCCCATCTGCTGCGTGAAGTCGCCGCGAACCTGATCAGCGAAGGCGTCGCCAGCGAACTCGGCGGCTGCTGATGGGCGGCGTGTTCACCCTGGCGGGTCTGGTGGTTGTGCTTTGGACTGCGCTTTACCCCTTTTTCAATTAGGAGCCTTTGACATGTCGCTCGAAATCGCACTGGCCGAGAATACGGCCGCCATTAAAGAACTGACCGCTGCGCTTCTGGCTGGCGGCGTTGTGAAGAACGCGCAGGCAACCGCCGAAGCGCACTCGTCGCCGGCCGTCAAGGCCGTGGTGAAAGCGCAGAAGGATGCCGATGCAAAAAAGCCGGAAGCGGCGAAGGCTGCGCCTGCGGAAGTTGCCCCGAATGCATCTGGCGAACAGTCTGCGTCGACTGGCGAGTCATCTTCGAGCGAGCCGATGCCGTGGGCGGAAAGGTCGGCGGCGAAGTTCGCTGAACTGAAAGGCGCCGCGCCGGATCTCGACAACGTGCGCAAGGCCGTGCTCGGCATCAACTCGCTGATCGGCCGCGATCAGGCTAACGCGGTGCTCGCCCGCTTTGGCGCGCAGGCAGTCACGGCCAAGGACAACAAGAAGGGGCTCGACGAGTCGCAGTATCCGGACTTCTTCACGCTTTGCCTTGAAGTGCTCGCGGGCAAGGTTGACGCAACTGCTTCGATGGTGTCGGAATGACACCCGCCACCGAAGAACGCGCCCACGCGCTGTTCTCGCCTTCGTCGGCCTACACCTGGGTGAACTGCAAGGCGTCCACCGCCGCGCAAATGGGCCAACCCGACGACAGCAGCGAGTTCGCTGACGACGGCACCGCGAGCCACGAACTGGCGAAGTGGTGTCTCGACAACGGCACCGATGCGCCGGCCTACATGGGCCGGATCATCAAGGTCGGCGAACGCGAGTTCGAAGTCGACGACGACCGCGCCGAGTACGTGCAGATGTACGTCGAAGGTGTTCGGGATCGCATCGAGGCGTACAAGCTCACCGGCGCCACGGTCGACGTGTTGGTCGAACAGCGCCTGTCGATCGAGCACATCACCGGCGAGAAAGGCGCGAAGGGCACCAGCGACTGCGTGCTGATCGCCGTATGGCCCGATGGCCGTGCCGAGATCTGCGTTATCGATCTCAAGTACGGGCGCGGCGTTGAAGTCTCGGCGGTCGAGAACTATCAGGGAATGATCTACGCCGAAGCCGCGCGCAACGAGCACGCCGACTTCTACAACTTCACCAGCGTGCGGATCGTGATCCATCAGCCGCGCGTCAGCGAGAAACCCAGCGAATGGGAAATCATGCCATTCGATCTGACCGAGTGGATTTACACGGTCGCGAAGCCCGCAGCCGAGCAGGGGATGCTGTACGTCGAGTCGGTCGACTTCGTACCGCTGTCGATGGGCGACTTCGCACCCGGCGAGAAGCAATGCCGCTTCTGCAAGGCGAAGGCTGTATGCCCGGCACTCGCGAAGCACGTCGAAGAAACGATCGGCAGTGACTTCGAAGCGATGGCGAATCCGGCCACGCCCGACGGCGATGTCGAGTACGCCGTCGAGACGCTCGACAACGAGCGCTTGGGTGTGATCTACGAATCGCTCGACCTGATCGACTCATGGGCCAAGGCCGTACGCGGGCGCATCGAGCACGAGCTGCTGAACGGCAACGTGGTGCCCGGCGTGAAGCTCGTGCAGGGTCGGCGCGGCCACCGCCAGTGGTCAAGCACGGAAGAAGCGGAAGCGCTGCTCAAGTCGATGCGGCTGAAGCAGAAGCAGATGTACAACTTCAAGCTGATCAGCCCGACGCAGGCCGACAAGCTGCTCGCCAAGGAATCGCCGCGCCGCTGGAAGAAAGTCGAAGCGCTGGTCACGCAGCGCGACGGCTCGCCGTCGGTGGCGCCCGAATCCGACAAACGCCCGGCGCTGGTCATCGCACCGCCCGCTGATGATTTCGAAGTGGTCGACCCGAATAGCAAGGTCGCGACGATGGCCGAAGTCACCGCGATCGTGAACGCTTCGATTGTTGCTGGCGACTTCGAAGTGGTGACCACTGACGAAGGGGACGACCTGTGCTAACCGACCACGAAATCATCGCCGGCATGGTGTTGACCGGCATGACCCACGCACACGCGGTGCGCCAGCTCAAAGCGCGCGACGAGTTTATCCGCACGAACGCGCTGCGCAGCAAGGCGCGCCGTGACCGTATCGCAATCGCCACGCTGCACGCCCTGCTGATCAAGTCGGCTGACGCGGAAGTGAAGCCCGCCGACTTCGCACAGGGCGCTGTTGCCCAGGCTGACGCGCTGATTCTGGAACTGGACAAATGAACCGCGAACCCGTTTTCAAACCGTTCAATGCAGTGAGCGCGTTACTGCCGCCCGACGCGCGCATGGCCCTTGCGCGGGCGGCGCTCGAAGCGAAACAAATCGCAGACCCGTTACAGCGCGAGATGGTCATCGAAGCCGCAATCGCGCGCGTCCGTCTGCAATACCCCAACTATTTCAGGGAGTAGCAAAACCATGGCAATCGTCAAACTTCTCAACGCACGTCTGTCGTTCCCGGATCTGTTCACCGCTGTCCAGTTCGAAGGCGCCGGCCCATTCAGCTACCGCGCCGCGTTCCTGCAACCCGAAGACCAGCCGGTGATGCTGCAGCAGGCCGACAAGTCGTGGAAGAAAACCACGATGGGCAAGGTGATCGAAGCCGTTGCGACCGAAGCGTGGAAGGCCAAGGCGGCCGCGATCCTCAAGACGCTCGAAGGCAACCCGCAGAAGTGCTGCTGGTATGACGGCAGCATCAAGGAATACGACGGCTATGAAGGCAACTATGTGTTGTCCGCGTCGCGCGGTCAGGACAAGGGTCGCCCGCTGATCGTCGACAACGACAAAGCCCCGCTGACTGAATTGGACGGCAAGCCGTACGCCGGCTGCTACGTGAACGGCACCGTGGAAGTGTGGGCGCAGGACAACAAGTTCGGCAAGGGTATCCGCGCCACGCTGCGCGGCGTCCAGTTCGTCAAGGATGGCGACGCATTCAGCGCCGGCACGCCGGTAAGCGAAGACGACTTCGACGAGATCGAAGCGCCGGAAACCGCCGACGATATTTCGTAAGCAACACGGCCGGCGCGCAGCACGGCGCCGAGTAAACATTACCGATTCACTCAGGAGTAAAGCACATGGCCCGCATCAAAAACAATCTGACCGGTGATGTATTCGAAGCACCGGCCCGCGACTTCGCGAACGAAGCCGACTTCACGATCGTCGACTCGTCCACCCCGATCACCGCCGAGCCGCCTGTCGCGGTGAGTGCGCCGGGGGAGCCCGATACGTCTGTCTCGGCCCCTGCCGAACCGGCTTCATCTGGCACGACCGACACACCGGCCGCTATCCCGTCTTCGGATCAGACAGCGACCCAAACCGACCCCGCAGCATCGACGACGCCCGACAGTTCGTCGACCAGTACGCCGGATGGCACCGCACCGTCGGCGCAAGGTGACTCGGGAAACGCCCCGGCCGTGACGGCGGCGAATCCGTCATCGGAACCCTCAACCGAATCCGACGCGAGCACTTCGGCTGGGTTTGACGTGGGAAACGCACCGGCCCCGGACGCTGTCTCACCGTCAACGAGCGCTGGTGCCGACGCTGCCGCGTCATCGTCGATGGACAGTGGTGCCGGGGTTGCTGGCTCAGACGCTGACTCCCCAAACGCCGATGCGGGCACGTCGCCCGCTGGTGCTGCCACCGATGCCAGTACGCCCGCGCCTAGCCCCGCACCGATGCTCGACACGAACAGCAAGCACATCGTGGCCGACCAGATGGAAAGCGATGCACTGTTCGCGGTTGCGCAACTGGTGACGGTCAACGACAGCATCAAGCACGCGGCCGACGCGTTCTTCGGCCAGGTGCATTCGCTGATCGACGCAGAGGCGGCAGCATGAAAACGATTACCGCCGAAAAAGCCGTCTTTATTCTCGAATCTGCACGGTCAGCGATTTTGACTGCCGGGCAGCAAGGGATGTCACCGAAAGACATCAAGGATCGTGGGCTTGCGGTCGTCGAAGCACTGTTGGCGGTCGATAGCGAGATTCAAAAGGCGATAGAAGCAGCAAGCTGAAGAAGGGACCGGGTACGCGGCGGCCGGCGCCGCAGAGTACACCCGGCCCGGTCCCGCCTTCGGGCGGGGCTCTTAGCAAAGGCCCGAGCTTTCGCTAAGAATGGGGCGCACGTCTCCAAGTCACGCCCGGCTGCGTGGCGCAAAGCTCTGACTCGCTAACCTGCGTCGCCCGCGAACGAAGACTCACGGCGCTGGGGTGCGCAAAGGCGGTGCGCTTAATTCATTAGCGCCAAAGCCAGAGCATGCCGGTTTAGCAGTACTAAATAAGGGGATCAATCATGTTGTGGCTCTGTCTGCTGGTTGTGTTTCTCGGCCCGGTTATCGGTTGCCTGCTGTTCGTGATGCTGACCGATCAGCCGAACGTGCTGACGGCTGTCGTCGGCGCGATTGCGGGAATGATCGGCTCGCTGGCTGCGGTTTTTGTTTTTGCCTGAACATGGCGCGCTGGCATGTCCGCTGCAGCCGGGAGAAATGCAAGCTGCGCTACGCGTTACCGAAGCACCCCGACGAGTACGTGCGCGGCTGGAAGTGCAAGGGCTGCGGCGGCACGCGTTATCGGGTAATCAAAAACATTCTGAAGGATAGCGGCCATGTTGACTGCGACTGCGGCGCGTATATCTGGACCGGCACCGTCGGCCGTTACGAGTGCACCACGCATCGCCGTGGTTCGCGCGAGTGCCGCTTCAATCGTAATGGAACCGAGCGGCCAGCTTACGCTTGCCCTCACGACGGGTTACCACGTTGGCCCGCTATTTATTGTTCAGAAGCGACGCGCCCCGGTGATTCATGGTGGCACTTTGGGTGGCAAGCGACGCAGGCAGCGAGAGAAGCGGAACACGCCGCCGTGGGCGGATATGAAAGCGATCCGCTCGATGTACCGGCAAGCCGAGCTGATGACGAAGGCGACGGGAGAACTGTACGTGGTGGATCACATCGTGCCGCTCGCGGGGAAGCTGGTGTGCGGCCTGCATGTGCACTGGAACATGCGGGTGATTCACTGGAAAGAGAACTCGAAGAAGGGCTGGGGAACCTGGCCTGATATGCCGTTTGAACAATTGGAACTACTGTGAAAGAAAAGTCCACCATCGCTTTCGACTGCGAGGTCTATAGCAATTATTTCCTCGTGATGTTCCGCAATGTCGACAACGGGAAAACCCTTTATTTCGAGCAGTTCGAAGGACACCCGTTCGAGTGCGAGCGCGTGATGCGTATTCTGACTTCGTACCGGATGATCAGCTTTAACGGTAACGGGTTCGACGTGCCGCTGCTCGCGCTCGCATGCAAGGGCGCGACGAACGCCGCTATCAAGGCCGGGTGCGATGCGATCATCCTAAACAACGTCCGGTATTGGCAGTTCGAAAAGCAGTTCAACGTGCGCATGCCGAAGATGGATCACATCGATCTAATCGAAGTCGCACCGGGTATCGCCAGCCTGAAGATCTACGGCGGTCGTCTGCACTGCCAGCGTATGCAGGATCTGCCGATCGAGCCGTCGGCGCTCATTGCTGAAGAACAGCGCGAGCCGATCCGCAATTACTGCGGCAACGACCTGTTGACGACCATTGATCTGTACAACTCGTTGAAGCCGCAGATCGACTTGCGCGCACGCATGTCTGAAGAGTACGGGATCGAGCTGCGCAGCAAGTCGGATGCGCAGGTAGCCGAAGCGGTGATAAAGAAAAGCGTTGGTAAGTTGCTCGGTCAGGATATTGAGCGGCCGACGGTAGAGTTCGGAACGGTCTTCAATTACCGCACGCCGGATTACATTCGGTACATCACACCGAAGATGCGCGAAACGCTCGCGATGGTTCAGCGCGCAGAGTTCAAGGTATCGGCGGCCGGTAAGGTTGACATGCCGCCTGAACTGAAGACGGCAGAGATCCGGATCGGCCAGTCGGTTTATAAAATGGGTATTGGCGGCCTGCACTCGACCGAGTCGACGGTCGCACACTTCGCCGACAGCAATACGATTCTGGTCGATCGCGACGTGGCCAGCTATTACCCGGCCATTATCCTGCAGGGACTTTACCCAAAGCACATGGGGGAATCGTTCCTCAAGGTGTATCGCAGCATCGTCGAGCGACGGCTGGCCGCAAAGAAGAAAGGCGAAAAGGTTACAGCCGACAGCCTGAAGATCACGATCAACGGATCGTTCGGCAAGTTCGGCAGCAAGTGGTCCGCGCTCTATTCCCCCGACCTGTTGATACAGACGACGATCACCGGACAGCTTTCACTGCTGATGCTGATCGAGGCGTTGGAAGAAAACGGGATTTCAGTCGTCAGCGCGAACACCGACGGCCTGGTCATCAAGTGCGCTCGCTCGCGCGAAGCTGACATGGATATGATCGTCGGCGAGTGGGAACGCGCAACCGGGTTCGAGACAGAGGCAACGCGATACGCTGCCCTGTATTCGCGCGACGTAAACAACTACATCGCTTTCAAAGAGAAAGACGGCAGTTATAAAGCCAAGGGCGCGTACACACCGGCTGGCCTTCAGAAGAACCCGACTAACGAAGTCTGTGTCGATGCCGTGGTCGCGTTACTGCGCAACGGAACCACAGTCGACGAGACGATCCGAAGCTGCACCGACATCCGCAAGTTCGTGACGATCCGCCAGGTGAAAGGCGGGGCGCACAAAGATGGGGTGTTTCTCGGCAAGGCCGTGCGCTGGTACTACGCCAAGGGTATTGATGGGGTGATCCAGTACAAGCTCAACGGCTACACGGTCGCGCGATCCGAAGGTGCCCGGCCGCTTATGGAGTTGCCGGCCGCGCTGCCCGACGACATTGACTATGAATGGTACGAGCGCGAGGCGATCTCGATCCTTGACGACATCGGTTACTGCGACCTGATTTGATGTTGGTTGCGAAAAGTCCTTGTCAGGTGACGCCGAACAGTATATTGTACGGTTATGCCTGACACACAACCCGTTGGAGCCTGACATGAAAACCCTGATCGCAATCACCGTCGTGCTGGCCCTGACCGGTTGCGCGACAAAGCAGTTTGCCACCGTCGGCGAAGTGACCGGCTACGAGCGCACGGCCATGACGTGCCACGACATCGATCTGGAAATGGCGCGTACGCAGGGCGTGCTCGACAAGATCGGCGAGCAGGACAAGTTCAGCGGGCTCGACGTGCTGGCGTTCCTGGGCGACTTCGGCATCGGCAACGCCATTGCGCACAACTCGGCAACCGATGCCGCGACCCGCCGCATGGGCGAACTCAACACGATGCGCGCCGACAAGGGCTGCGCGATCTCGACCGCAGGTGCGAAATGAAAACCCTTATCCGTCGCTGGATGCTGGCCCACCAACTGCGCGCCGTGAAGCAGGAACTCGACTATCTGTTCAACGTGCGTCGCGAAACGGTCAGCCGTGAATCGCAACTGCGTCGCAGAGCAGAGGCAATCAATCTCGAACTCCTGCGTATGGAGTTGCGTCGCCATGCTTGAGCGCACGGTCGAGCAGCACTTCGTCGACTGCGCCAACGCCCGCGGCGGGGAAGTGCGCAAGCTGGCCTACATCGGCCGGCACGGTGCGCCTGATCGGCTGCTCGTGCTGCCGTACGGACGCGTGTTCTTCGTCGAGCTCAAGCGCCCCGGCAAGGATGCCGACGACCACCAGGCCCGAGAACATCAACGACTTCGCCGTATCGGCGCCGATGTACGCGTGCTCGATACGCTCGAAGCCGTGGATGCTTTCTTCAATGAGGTAGCACCGTGACCGCCCCCACAACCATCGACGGAGCGATGATGAACGAACACGACAAAGATTCTTTGCTGGCGCTTGCTGATCGTATCGAGCAGGCGGAAGAAACACCGATCGGCGTGTCGTTGAGAGCGGCCACGCTAATCCGCGCCCTGCTATCTGCAAGCAAGCCTGCCACGCCCGAAGGGTGGAAGCTGGTGCCGGTCGAGCCAACGCCCGAAATGATTCTGAAGGGCGGAATAATCACCCTTGGGATGCCGCTCAACGAACGCTCCGTCAAATGCATCTATGCCGCTATGTTGTCCGTTTCGCCAGACGCTGTCGCGCCAGCGCAATCGGGGGAGCCGGTGGCGAAATTCGAACTGACTGACAGCGAGATTCAGGCATGCAGCATGGAGCCTGCCATTCTCCGGCTTTTAGCCAACACGCATGAGGATATCGCCAGCGATGCCGAGACATTGGATAACGAGGTACGTGCGAGTTATCACGTTACGCGCGCATCTGAGTTGAATGCAAAGGCAGACGCAGAAGAACGTGAGATGAAGGATCGCGGCGACTACGCCGCCCCTCAATCATCCCAGCCCGTGGAAGCTGGTGAGCCGTTTGACGCAATGAAGCATCAGACGTTGCTCGGATATGACGCCAGCGGCGATGCTATTTTCGGCACCGACCCGGAAGCTCTAGCGCAGCACAAAGCCTCTTGCTCTGCCGTGGTGCTGGACGATGAGCGGGCGGCGCAAGCGGCGCAAGCGGCTGAGTATGCCGAGTATCTCGCGCGTTCGGCGTGCGACAACGGAGATTCACGGGAGTTCGTGAAGCCCATGCTCGACGCGATCCTCGCCGCATCCCCGCAAGCCAAGAAATGCGCGACCTGCAATGGTCACGGCATGATCGGCGGTCCTTCGTATTATGCGCCGGATGAAGGTGGCGAACCTTGCCCAGATTGCGCCACGGCGACGCCTTATCGTTGGTCGGAGAGCGAACACATTATCGGTTCTGGCAATGGAATTCGCGATATAGCACGGCATATCCACTGGCCTGAGTGCTGGGATATGGCGACCTATCCGTCACTCGCACATGCAGTGCATGAAATGATCCTGTCTACTGCGTTCCGCTGCGGGAACGACGACTGCAAGCAAGCCACGGCGACGCAGCCAGTGCAGACTGCGCTGACGGTGTGGTACGGCACCGATTCGTGCACATGCCAGAAGGCCACGGCGACGCAGGCAGCACAGACTGAGCGGGCGGCGCGAAAGGAAAAATCATGAACACCTACGTATCGTTCGGTCAGCGTCTTCAGATTGTGCGCAAGGATCTCGGCCTGACGCAGAAGCAGGTAAGCATAGCCATTCGGATGCACAAGTCAGAGGTTTCGGCATACGAGCGCGGCCGGCAGATGCCGACGTTCTGGAGCCTTTGCGAACTGGCCCGCGCGCTGAACGTTTCGATTGACTGGCTGGCCGGTCTGAGCGACGAGCGCCGCCCGTTGAAGGTGGCGCCGTGAACCGCGAATCGCTCGACCTGCTTCTGCGCGCCGACCGCGCGCTGGTTTATTTCCAGCTCGGCACCGGCTGCGCTATCCTTGCCCTGCTGGTAGTGGGCCGCCTTAAGGGGTTGCTATGAACGCCCGACTGATGTCCGACGATGATCTGGTGCGCGTCACCGGCAAGCGCCGCTACACGAAGCAGGCCGACTGGTTCGCGGCGCAGTTCGGTGTCAGCGTCACGCGCGCCGCCGACGGCAAGCTCGTGATGACCTGGGTGCAGTTCGACGCGCTGCTCGCAAAGAAGAACGGCACGGCCGGCGCGGCCGCTTCGCAAACTGTTGAACTCTGCTATGACTGATCATGACACCGACTGACGACGAACTTATAGAACGTGCTTTGTTCCGCTACTCGATGTACTTACACGATGCCGCTGGCGCGTGGGCTCAAAAGGCCACCGTATCGCCGAACGGCCGCCGACCGTCGAAAGATGAACTTGAGCAGTTGTTCCGGGAACGTGATGCGGTCGACGCATTGCGCAAGCGCATGATGACGCTACCGCAACCAAAATGACCGCCCGCAAAAAAGCTAAATACCCGCGCGTGTATGAGAAGCACGGCGCGTGGTACTGGTCCGAGCCGATATCCGGAAAATGGATTCGGCTTTGCTCGCTTGAGGAAAGCGAAACGGTGCTGGTGACGCGGCTCGCCAACGAGCGCGCCAAGGTCGAGCGGCCGGAAGGTACGGGCGACATGCGCCCGCTGATCGACGAATACGTGCGCAAGCACAAGGCCGAGCATAAAGAAAAGGCGTGGCCGTCCTACGGCACCTACGCCGGCAAGGGCTTCCGCAACGTGAACGTTGCCGACGTGAAGCCTTCGCACATCTCGAACTGGCTCAAGATCAAGTACGCCGGCAAGCTGCCGATGCAGCGCGTAATGCGCGCGTTCCTGTCGGGCTTCTTTCAGTGGTGCGTCAACGAGAACAAACGCGACACGAATCCCTGCAAGGAAGTGAAGCTGAAAAAGCCCAAGGTGCGGCAGACCTATATCACCGACGAGCACTTCGCCGCGATCCGTGCGGCCATGCTCGAAACGACATACGAGCGCGCCGGCCGCGAAGTCATCGCCGAAGTGCCGACCGGCCCCATGATGCAGTGCATGGTCGACCTGTGCTACCTGACCGCGCAGCGCTCGACCGAGATCCGCAATTTGAAGTGGTCGGACATTGACCGCAAGGCCGGCGTGATCCACTTCGTGCCGAGCAAGACGGAAGACAGCAGCGGCGTGCGCGTCGACTTCAAGATCACGCCCGAGATCGAAGCCGTGCTCGCGCGCGTGCAGACGATCGACGGGCGCCCGAGCATCGGCGACAAGTACGTGATCCACACGCAGCGCGGCGCGCGGTACGCGGCGAACACGGTGTTGAAAGCGTGGAAGGTTGCGGCCGAGCGCGCGAAGCTGGCCGAGCTGGGCTACACGATCAAGGATATCCGCGCGAAGGCGCTGACCGACGGCGTGCGCGATGGCTACAGCATCGAAGCGCTGCAGGTTGCCGGCGCGCACACGACGAAGGAAATGACGGAAGACTACATCAAGCAGCGGAACGTGCCGGTTGCGGACGTTCGGCTGCGCATACCAGGGAGAGCAGCATGACTGAGCAGGAAGCTATCACCACTTTGAACGCCATCCCACGAAACTACCAAGAGCATGCCCACGCTGCCGCCGATGAGTTGTTACTGGATTTCCTGCGAGCGAACGGACACGCGGCGCTAGCCGATGCTTACACCGAGTTCAAAGAAGACGTTGGCTTCTGGTACGCGTGAACTTTTAGACAGAGGGAGATGTATGCCGATCAAGATCGACATCAGCAATTATTCATCGGACGGCGCACAGACCTTTTACACAGGTCCACCGATGCATGTCGACGTTACCTGTACGGCTTGCGGTCACGTCGAGCATATGGAGAACGTCACCGAAATGAAGGGCGGCGTCAAGTGCCCGGCGTGCGGCAACGACACCGTATCCGTGAAGATCTATTAGGTAGGGAGAGCAGCATGACTGAGCGAGAACAGTTTGAGGCATGGCTCCCCGTTCCGAGAGGCTTGCAATTCATCGCAGGTAGCTATTCATCTTTCGTGCTGTACGCAGACCCCCACAAATACGCGGAACATGCGCGCGACTTTGCTGAGTACAACGCCGCATGGACCACCTGGCAATCATCTCGCCGCGCTGCGCTGGAAGAAGCCGCGGCTAAGTGCGACGCACTCGCTCAACAGCAAGTCGATGACATGCGGCTGTTTGAAGACGAGCGGCACGGCGTCTATGCGAAGAAATACCGCACCGCGGCTGCAGAGATCCGCGCCCTCGCCGAGTGAATTATTAGACAGTCGTTAGACTTGGCATTAGACAGCAGTTTTGCTACCCCGCTGAAAGCCTTGTGTTCGTTGGTCGGAGCGAAAGGATTCGAACCTTCGACCCTCTGATCCCAAATCAGAATGGCAAACGGTACGCAAAGGCAAGCCAGTAAAGGCGTGGCGCTCACTGCTGTCTAATTCAATGCTTAAGAAACGGGCAGCAAACCACGCGGGTTTGCGGCCAATTGCAGAGCACTTATTAGACAGGAGTGCCCCCACATGTCCGAACTCAAATTCCCTATGTTGCTCCCGAAAGAAGAACGCACGACGGGCTACGCACCGGGCGATCACGTCTTTGTTCACTCCCCTGAAAACCCAGGTTTTGTACTCGGTGAAGACTCGGGGCATCTTTGGCTTTTGCTGACGCGAACGAACGCGTTCTATGGGGTTCTGAAAGTCCCGCGTAATCTCGCGGAAGTCAGCGCCGCTCAGCCGCCAGCACCGTGCCTGCATGTTCGCCTGAACGTCAACGTGTGCGAAGACTGCGGCGCGGAATTCGATTTCGTATGACCCGCCGCGTTTACATTCCTTTCGAGTATCAGAAGCTGATCGGCGAGCACCAGGCCGAAGTCGATCGCTGCAACGTGTGGGCGGGCATGGGTATGGGCAAGACCAGCTCAACCATGACGCATCTCGACGCGCTGTATTCGCTCGGCATCGAAACGCAGCCGACGCTCGTGATCGCGCCGCTGCGCGTTGCGCAATCCACGTGGCCCGACGAGTGCGAGAAGTGGGAGCACTTGCGCGGCATGGAAGTCGTGCCGCTGATCGGCACCGCGGCCGAGCGTGCCATGCGGCTGCGCCGCGACGCGCCGGTTTTCTCGATCAACTACGAAAACATTCCTTGGCTGATCGACTGGTTCAAGCACAACCCGCGCCCCTGGCCGTTCGGCACGATCGTCGCGGATGAATCGACGAAGCTGAAGTCGACGCGGATCTCGACGCAGACCAGCAAGAAGGGCAAGGAGTTCGCGCGCTCGGGCGGCGGTGGCGTGCGCGGCCGGGCGCTGGCCGAAGTCGCGCACACGAAGGTGCGGCGCTGGGTCAATCTGACCGGCACGCCGGCCCCGAACGGGCTTAAGGATCTGTGGGGCCAGCAGTGGTTTATCGACGGCGGCCAGCGACTAGGCCGCAGCTACACCGCGTTTGAGGGCCGCTGGTTTCAGGCCGTGCCGGGCGGCAACGGTTACCGGCAAACGAAGCCGCTCGACCATGCGCAGACCGAGATACAGGCGAAGCTGCAGGATTGCACGGTGTCGCTCGACCCGGCCGACTGGTTCGACCTTGAGCAGCCGATCGTGCGGCCGGTGTACGTCGATCTGCCCAGCGGCGCACGCCGGCTGTACCAGGACATGGAAAAGAAGATGTTCATGGAAATCGGCGAGCACGAAGTCGAGGCGCTGAACGCCGCGAGCCGCACGATGAAATGTTTACAACTCGCTAACGGCGCGGCGTACATCGACGAGTCGGGAAACTGGAAGGATGTGCACGATGAAAAACTTCACGCGCTGGAAGACATTGTTGAGGAAGCTGCCGGAATGCCTGTGCTGGTGGCATATCACTTCAAGTCTGACCTGGCGCGTCTACTGCGCGCCTTCCCGAAAGGACGAGTCCTAGACAGCAACCCGCAGACGATCCGCGACTGGAACTCCGGCAAGATCCCTGTGCTGTTCGCGCACCCGGCCAGCGCCGGCCACGGCCTGAACCTGCAGGACGGTGGCAACATCATCGCGTTCTTCGGTCACTGGTGGAACCTGGAAGAATTCCAGCAGATCATCGAGCGGATCGGGCCGGTGCGCCAGATGCAGGCCGGCTACCGGCGCCCGGTGTTTATTTACCACATCATCGCACGCGACACGATCGACGAAGACGTGATGCTACGCCGCGAGTCCAAGCGCGAGGTGCAGGACATCCTGCTCGACGCGATGAAGCGCAAGGGCTTGCGTTAGTGCGCAGTGTCGAACCACCACTTCGGAACGACCACGGAATCAGGCGATGGGTTCATCGGCTTGGGGATGTCTTTCACCGCGATATTCGAATAGCGGTTGAACGCCGTGTTGAAAGTCTCGGCGTCGACCTTGTCGCGAAACTGATTCCAGAAGTGCCATTGTGGGACGGCGGTCGTGTAGGCAATCGACTTGAACCCGAGCCCGTTCTGTACCGACCCGAAGAAAAACTGTTTCACCAGATACCCGGTTTTCGGATCGACCGCCGCGCGCATCTGCGCCACGACGGGCGTTTCCTCACGGTTGAAGATCGGCCACGCCTGCTGCAACGGGTTGAACCGGCCGATGACCAACGCCGCGGTCACGACGGACGCGGCGAGCAAAGGAACGGCCGGGTCGATCTTCGTGTGGCGCGCGACCAGATAGGCGGCAACGGCGAACGGGATGATCAGGAGGTCGATCAGGTTGGGCCAGAACGGCACCGAGACCCTGGCCTTGAACACCATCCAGCCGACCACGACAGCCGCGACGAAGGTAACGATGCGCGCGGGCGTGATCGAGAAGCCCGTACGCACGACCACATGCACCACGAAGATGAGCAGCAGCACACCTTGCGCGTACTGCATGCGGCTTGGCTGGACGTTCTCCCACAGCAGCAACCGGCCGATGGACGGCGGGATGGGCAGCAACTCCCACGCGAGCATCATCGCCAGCGCGACGCCGAGAATGAGCGAGCGGCGCAGGAACACGCGGTCTTTCACTGCGGTTGGCAGATTGCGATAGTTCGCGAAGCATACGGCCAGCAGGACAAAGAACACACCGAACGTCCCGGCCTCGCAGATGTTCGAGTTCGGCACCAGCTCGTGCAGATGACCGTCGAACATCGCGAAGGGGAAGATCTGCGACGCAGCCTGGCGCCAACCCACACCGCCGCCCATGACGACGCGCCCGCCCGGGTATAGCGTCTTCATCGTGGCGAGCAGATAGTCCTTCAGGTAGAACACCGTCGTGGCCGCTGACGCGCCGGCCGCAACCAGCAGCCCGATAAACGGAGCGGGTCGCAGCCACTCCCTGCCGTACGCGAGCACAAAGACTGCGCCGACGAATGCGACCGAGACAATGTACGGCGGGTAGAACATTTCGATCATCATGCTGGTGAGCAGCCAGTAGAACAGCAGCAGGCGCCCCCACTTCGGAATGCGGTGCACGAATAGAACGGCCATCGCCGCGCCGTAGAGTGCGAACAGCACACCCTTATCGGTCCACCAGAACTGTGAGTAGGCGGTGAAGTACGCGCAGAAAGCCAGCAAGACTGACGCCGCGCGCCCGGCGCCTACGACCCGGAACAGGTACGTGTAGCCGAGAATGAACAGCGCGAACGTGGCGAAGTAATGGAAGGAGAAGGCGTAGGCCGGGTTGACGAACCGGTACAGCATCATCGTCGGCTTGAAGACCCAGCCCCAGTCGTTGATCGGCACCGCAAACGCGATGCGCATATCATCGTTGTAGGGCGATGTTTTGTTATAGCGATCGAGGTGATTGTTGACCGATCCCGCGGTCAGCGATGTGATGACCGCCCATTCATCCGACCGGATCGGTTTCGGTTCGCCGGCCACGATCCCTGTGTTGTTTGCGTGGAGCGCACGCAGCACAAGTCCGTATGACGATGGCGACCATGTTTGCGAGACGTACACCACGCCCAGAAGCGCAATGACGATCGGGAGCAACCACCGGAAAGTAAGGAAACGTTGGGCGGAAATTGGCATCGCGGTTGAGTTTGTACGAAGAAAGCGCGATGATACTCCACCGAAACCACCTTACATGACCGGGGAAAACATGAGTACGATCACGTTTGCAAGACCGCGCCGGGCCGCGATTGTATGCGCTGTCGGGCTTCTGGCAGTGGGCTACGCCGCAGTGATGATTACGCTTTCGCTCGGCGCTGGCGGCCTGTAACTACTTCAGCGGCTTCCAGTTGCATTTCTTCGCGCCCATTTCGTTGTTGGCGCGAATCTGATCCGCGGTGCCGTTGGTGAGAATGTCGCCCTTCGAGACATATACGGGCTTGAAATCGTTGCAACTGTTATCGACGATTCGCGTCCGCGTGACGATCTCTGGCTGCTCGACGGGTCGGCTAGTCTCTTGACCAGTTGTCGCGCAGGACGCGAGCAGACTCGCCAGGGGGATCAGCGGCAATATGATTTTCAACATCGGTTCGCTCCTTTGCGGAATCTGCCGCAACCTGCGCAGCCGCCGCGTTCGCTTGGGCCTCGGCGTCACGCACCTCGGCGGTTTGGGTTTGCGCCTGCGCGGCGCTCGTTTGGGCTTCGGCCACCTTCTGACCGGCCGCCGCGACTTTGGCTTTCGCGTTCCAGTGCATAAGCAGCGCGGCCACGCCGGCCAGCGCGCTCAGAATCCACGGCCCGAATTGAAGCAGCAAAGCAATCATGCTGAGACCTCCCCGCCTGCCGCTTCGTACGCGGCCTGCAAATGTGCCAGTTGGTTTTCGTGCTGCCCGTAGCCCGCGCCCGGCAGGCTGGCCCACACGTTAGCGCACTTCGCAATCGCCAGCTCGAAGCGGCCGGCATCGATGTACGGGAGTGCGCCGTGCTCGCGCAACTGCTGCAGCGCGTACCGGTCCTGCGAGATCGGTGAGAAATCCCGCAGGAACATCTGCGCCTTGTAGATGCGCCACCACCGGTAGAGGATCTGGTAGCGCCCGGCCGCCGTCGAATGAAGCGCAGCGTTCAGCACGTTCGGATGATCGGCATAGCTCTTGAACAGCAGCGGCTTTGCGGCGGTCGAACCGACCAGCACGTTGTATCCGTCATCGCTTTCTGCAAGCAGCGTCGCGCCGATCTCGCTGACGGCGATCATGTCGAGGAAGGCGATGCGGTTTTCGCCGCCCGCCGTACCAGCGTCAATGCGGGCCATCGTCTTCCCCTTTCCTGCGCAGCATGCCGCGTACGCGATCGAGCAGCGCCACCTGGCTGACGACGCGTGCCACGACAGCGAGCAGCGCGCCAGTGATCGGCACCCACTGCTGACCGTGCTTTGGGAAGAACGTCAGCAGTGACGGCGCCACGTTCGGGAACTGGTCGGAGATCGCCGGAATGGCGGCCATCAACAGCGCGCCGAGAACGCCGATACGCACCGACCACCACGAGCGGATCGTTTTGAGATCCGCGATAAACAGGTCTTTAATCATTGCGCCCACCTTTTCGTTTCGGGCCTGTTACCGGCATTGTTCTGCAGCAGATAATTCGTCAGCTTGTCGATCTTCTCGTTCGTGTCGTGCACCGAACCCTTGATCTCGGTCAGGCTGTTTTCTGTCTGCACCTGCTTGTCGTGCTGCGCGGTCTTCAGGTTTGCGACATCGGCTTCGATCAGCGATACCCGCTGCACGAGAGTGAAATAAGCGACCGTCAGCGCGATGCCCGCACCGATCACCCCGGTTACCAGCGTCTGGATGTTGATCGTCGTGTCAATCCAGCGCGGCTTTTGTATGTCGCTCATGTTTTTGTTTTCCCGTTAGCGTCGGCGGACCGCCCAGATAGTTCCGCCGACGGTCATCGTTCCGCTGAACGTGGGAGCGGACGTGAGAAAGAGGGTTGCCGAAGATGCCAGCTTTAGCGTGAAGGTGGGGCAAGTCATTTCGACACCGCCTGTCGTGCTAACCCCCAGGAGAATCCGCTGCCCTACCGGGGCCTGCGCGCCAGTTGTCGTCGTGAGCCCGAAATTCAGGGATGTCGTTCCGGATGATGCGGAACCTGTCCATGAGCACGTCACGTCCCACTGCCCAGCGGTCAACGGTATCGAAGTGACGTTCGTCAGTACGGTGCTTGTCTGCGCGACACCAGACGCCGTATTCGTGACGGTTTCCCCCTCACTCCCGGCCTGCGCGCTGTCGTTCGTCGTCGTGCCGACGATGCCCGCAGTGCTCGACGGTGTGATCGTGCTCGTCGCCTGAAGCGTGGTGA